GACAGTATGACAAGTCAGTGGTTAAAGGATTATACATATGCAGCTTCTAAACAAATATTAGGTGAAGTTCGTGAAAAGTTCGCAAGTATTGCCGGTCCACAGGGTGGAACTAGTCTTAATGGGTCACAGCTAAAATCAGAAGCACAGGCTGAAATGACACAATTGATAGAAGATTTGAGAAATTATGTTGATGGATCACAGCCATTGACATGGGTTATTGGATAAAAATGTTCAAATAGGCAGGTCATTATCAGAAATCCGCAATTAGATCCCCTTGTCGCCAAAGTGAATCTTCTTTCTGCACTTCTATTATACAATTAAGGCATACTGACCTTAAATTACTAATTACAGTATTATTTAGATTGCCATCTATGTGAAATACAACAATTTGTTCATTGTGTACTGATCTGAACCCACACTTATCACATACTTTTTTCTTCCTATAACCTGATTTCCTCCATTTGGGATTCAATGAGGGTTTCTTTTTTGTAGCACAAGGGTCACATTTAGTTCGGTAATGTACGTTCCCATCATTATCGTAATAGTTTATAGCGCATGGTCGTTGCTGACACCTGTTACACAATGGTCTTTTATCTTTCATAATCAAGTATTTATGGCAACCCTTTAAAAGGGTTTTTAAAAGTGCAAAAATCACCATAATCTAATAAATAACTATAAACATATTATATTAAAGGAATTTTTAACCATGGCTATTTTAGTTTCCCCAGGAGTCTCCGTCTCAATAGTAGATGAAAGTGCATATCCATCAGCATCAGCTGCGACTGTGCCTTATATCTTGATTGCTACTGCACAGAATAAAGTAAATGGGGCAGGCACTGCTGTAGCCCCAGGTACATTAGCATCAACCACAAATGATACATATCTAGTTGCAAGTCAGCGCGAACTAGTCAATACATTTGGCAATCCGTTCTTCTACAAAACATCAGGTGGCACATCGCTACATGGTTATGAATTAAATGAGTATGGATTAATGACTGCATATTCTACATTAGGTATCAGCAACCGTGCATATGTGCAACGCGTAGATATTGATTTAGCAGAACTATCTGCTTCGTTAACACGTCCTGCTGGAAATCCAGATAATGGCACATATTGGCTAGATACAGCAGAAACCGAATGGGGCCTATTCGAATGGAATCAAACCACTGCTGCTTTTGCTAACAAGGGACCAACGGTTATCACTAATGCAAGTGACATTGATGTAGCTACTAGCTACCCACTGGCAAGCATTGGTGCAATTGGTGATTATGCGATTAATGCGACGAATGCAAATACACCGCTTTTTTACAAAAATCGTAGCAACGAATGGATGCTAGTTGGAACGAATGAATGGCAAAATAGTCTTTCTTCGGTAACTAGTGATGCAAACCCAGCAAACCTAACATCGGCGGATGTCTTCTCCATTAACGGAACCAATGTGACATTACCAGCAGCACCAACCGTGGCTAATATTGCATCTGCAATTAATACAGTAGCGGTTACTGGTGTGACAGCAGCTGCTGTGAGTAATAGATTGGAAATTTATATTGATTCTACTGCTACCGATGCCGCTGCTATACTGGCAGAAGTTACGCTTACCCCATTGGCTGATTTGGGTATAGTACCAGCTACATATTATGCACCATCACTGCAACAGAGTACACATACACAGAATCCAACGTGGAGATCAACTGATGCTATCCCAAGACCTACTGGGTCATTGTGGCAAAAGACGACGGCTGTTAATTTAGGTGCTAATATTTCACTTAAACAGTATAGCGCAGCGGTCGCAAGTTTTGTTGGTCAATCATGTCCAATTTATGAGAATGATCAGACTGCGAATAAAGAATTAGACCCATCGGCGGGCGGAAGCACGATTGCATCAGGAACTACATATGCAATGTTTGATTCAGAAGAAGATGATACAGCTAAATTAAAAGTTTACCGCAGAACATCATCAGGTGCAACCGAGATTACAGGAAACCAGACTTCCCCGTCATTTACAATTGGCGAAACATTTACAATTCAAGCAAGTACAAACAATGAGGTTGCATTAACTAGTGCAGTTGCCGTCACTATGACAGGAACAACAGCACAAACATTTGCCACTGATATATTGGGTGCTGGTGTTACAAATGTATCAATAGCCGTATTGGATTCGGGTGCTATTAAAATTACACATACACAGGGTGGTGTGATTGTGTTGAAAGACACTTCTGGTAATCCAGTAGCTGATGCTGGCTTCCAAGATTCTGTTGATAATGTAAGAACAGGAAATGATAGTGATGTTGTATTGAGTAATTGGGAAGTATTGGCAACAAGCACAACTAGCCCGTATAGTGCTGGCAATGTTCAGCCAGGACAAGACCCAATTGAAGGCACAAAATGGTATTATAGTTCAGTTGATGAAGTTGATATGATGATTCATGATGGCACTGGATGGAAAGGATATCAAAATGTATCCAATGATGTTCGTGGTTTTGATTTAACTGCAACTGACCCTGCTGGTCCATTAGTTGGGGCTTCTGCACCGACAACACAATCAGATGATACTGCATTGGTCTATGGTGATCTTTGGCTAGATACTAGTGATTTGGAAAATTACCCAATGATTAATCGTTGGCAATCAGTTGAGGGTGTAGACCAGTGGGTATCCATTGATACAGCCGATCAATCAACCGAGAATGGTATCGTATTTGCTGATGCACGATGGGCTGGGAATAGCAATACTGATCCAATTAGTGATGATATTCCAACAATTGCGAGTTTATTAACAAGTGACTATCTTGATTTAGATGCACCAGATGAGAATTTATACCCAACTGGAACATTATTATTTAATACCCGTAGAAGTGGATATAATGTTAAATCATTTAAGTTGAATTACTTTAACTCTGCTGATTTTGAAGGTGCAATGCCAACTGAAAAAAATGCATGGGTTACTGCTAGTGGATTAAAGGATGATGGTAGTCCATTTATGGGTCGTTTAGCACAGCGTGCTATTGTTATTCAAGCACTAAAGGCGGGGATTGATTCTAATACTGATATCAGGGAAGATGAACGAAGATTTAATCTTATGGCATGTCCTGGATATCCAGAACTAATTCCTAATATGGTTGCGTTGAATAATGAACGAAATAACACAGCATTTGTTGTTGGTGATTCTCCTATGAGATTACCAGCAACTGGTTCAGATTTAATTACATGGGCTACTAATAATAGTGGCTTAGGAACACCAACTGGCGATGGTTTACCGGCAAATGATGAATATTTGGCTGTATTCTATCCAAGTGGCAAAGCAAGTGACTTATCTGGTGCTGAAATCATAGTACCTCCTAGTTATATGATGTTAAGAACTATGATTCATAGTGATGATATGTCATATCCTTGGTTAGCACCCGCTGGTGCAAGACGTGGTGGAATTGATAATGTTTCTGCACTGGGGTACATTGATGCAGGTGAGGGTGAATTCCGTCAAACATCAATTCGTCAAGGTGTCAGAGATACATTATATGAAAATAATGTAAACCCATTAACATTTATTCCTGGCACAGGATTGGTAAACTTTGGTAATAAAACCACTGTCTCTGGTTCAGCGTTGGATAGAATAAATGTATCACGCTTAGTTGCTTATATTCGCCTAATGGTTGATTCAGCAGCGAAAGGATATTTATTTGAACCAAATGATGAGATTACCCGCAATGAGATTAAAATGTCAATGGAAGGGATAATGAATGATTTGGTTGCCAAGCGAGGGGTGTATGACTACCTGGTAATTTGTGACAAAAGTAACAACACTCCATCTAGGATAGATCGTAATGAATTGTATGTTGATATAGCAATTGAACCAGTAAAAGCTACTGAATTTATTTACATTCCTGTGAGAATTAAGAACACTGGAGAAATATCTGGTGGGTAAATAACTCACTCACATCGGTAAAAAAGGGATTACATTTTGTGTAATCCCTTTTTTATTACATCATCTCTCCCTTTGCCTAAATAGTGTCATGTGGTTTAATTGCTATATCTATGTAAAGGACATAATATGAAATGTGGAGTATGTGGGAAAGAATTCAAGGCAATAACAGGAAAGCACTTAAAAAGTCATAATATATCAAGTGATGAATACAAAAATACATATGGTGAGATGTTTCCCGATGAACTAAAGAAACGAATACGTGATCGCGTTTCAGGAAAGAACAATCCAAATTATGGTAAGAAGCACACCGAGGCAGCTAAACAAAGAATTTCTGAATCAAACAAAGGAAGAGTAGCACACAATAAGGGGATTGCACTGTCGGCTGAACAGAAGAAGATTCTATCAGAGAAAGCATTAGCACGAAATAGAGTTTGGAGAGAGAATGGCACTCATCCGAATGTAGGTTCAAAGCGATCACCAGAGGTGAGAGACAAAATAAAAAAAGCTAGGGCGAATCAGGCAATAACCACCGAGTCTGTAATGAAAGCTATTCAGACAAAAAAGGATAGAGGATATGACCTAGCATTCTTTCGTGGTAAAACACATTCGGATGAGTCGAAGAAACTAATTTCCAAAAAATCCATTGAACATCACAAAATTCGCACGGCACAGTCACAAAAAGAAGCAGTATTGCGAATGGGAGAATATGGGTACTCAGTTATCAAAATCGAAGATACATACATGGATGTTAAGTGCAATCAATGCGATACCATTTTTAACAGAACATATCAATATGCATCAAAG